GATCTCGCGCGTGGCTCTGCCAAGGTCTTCGACCCAGGGGACATCACGCTGGGGATACTCGTGGACCTGCACACGGCGGCCAGCGCCTAGATCGGTGCCATTGACCTGAAACGCGACACCGCGAAAGGAGGCTGGACGCAATACGCTGGAATAAGGTTTGGAATAGGGACTCGTGCTCATGGGTAACAACCTCAGGGCATCGCCAGCGCAAAGGCGCTGTAGCCGGCGTCGACATTGAGCGGCATGGTGCCGCCACTGACCTGTTCGACGCGCGAACCAGCGGGCAAACCATCGATCTTGATATTGACCTGCCCCTCGACCTTGCTGGCCGCCTGGCTTGCCGGAATCAGGGAACTTCGATTGCTGCCCACAGATAGGGGCGCCAATCCTGATGCTGATGCGCTTGCAGTGCCTTGCGCCGAACCGGCGGTCGTTTGTGACGGGTTGGCCTCGCCGCCGGTGAGGCTCAGGGCATGGCCGACTGTCTTGGCCGCATCAATGGCCCACTGCAGTTTGCCGGAGAGCCACTGAACGAATTCACCGAACCAGGCCTTCAAGGGTTCCCAATGCGCAATGATGGCCTTGGCAATCCAGCCGATGGGACCCAGGCAAGTGAGGATCAGATCCGCGTGCGCCTTGAGCCAACTCCAGAAACTGGCAAACCAGCCTTTGACGGTGTCCCAGTTCTCGTAAATCAGCCACGCCGCCGAGGCAATGGCGAGGATGATGCCCAGCGGGTTGGCCATCAGCGCCGCGCCGATTGCGCGAATGCCGCCGGATACAAGCGCAAATGCCCCTGACATCACGCCACTCATGGACACGGTGGTCGTGGCCAATAACGACCACGCGGCGCGCAGCAAACTGATGGGGCCACTGGCGAGAAACGTCGCGCCAAACCCGGTGCGCGCCATGGAGAGCAGCGAGGCGTTGCTTGCAACGTAGGCCTTTGCTGCCATTCCGACGAAAGCCAGACCCGCTCGTCCAATGGCCCCCACCAGACCGGCGAGCGCCATGATGGTCTGCGCGTTCATCACGACCGCCAAGCCAATCAGTGCATTGCGCGGGCCACCCACGAAATCCACCAGTTTGCCAATGCCCTGACCAAAAGCAAGCACGCCCTTGGCCATGCCTCGCCAATCGATGCCGGAGAGCCACTGACCTAAATCCTTGGCCATGCGGCTGACCTCAGTCGACACCAGCTTCTTGTTGGCCGCCATCCAGTCGTTGAAACTGTCGAGCAGTGGTTTGATGGCTGGCACCAGATTCTTGGCAATCGTCATCTGGAAACCCTTGCTCACCAGTTCCAAATCACGCAGGGACTTGGCGAACTCGCGCGAACGGTCGATATCTTCTTCGCCCATCACGCCCTTGAACTTGGACAGGCGGGCCTGGGCTTCCTCGATACCCTTGCCGCCTTGCTCCAGCATCGGGACAATTTCCTGCCACTTTTTGCCGAACAAGGCCATGCCCATACGGGCGCGAACCGCCGGATTTTCGTTGCGCACAAAGGCGTCTGCCAATTCCGGCAGCACGGTCATGGCGCTGCGCAACTGGCCGGACGCATCCCGCATGGAAATGCCCAGACGCTGAAACAGTGCAGCGGCCTCTTTGCCTCGACCGGCAGCGGCGCGCCCGAGCGTCAGGTTGAGTTTGCCCATGGCGCCTTCCATCTGCTCAACCGCCACGCCGTTTTGTTCTGCCACGTACTTCATGCGCTGGAACTGCTCGACACTCATGCCGGCGCGGGTGGCGCCGTGGTGCACGGTTTCACCCAATTCGGCATAGGCGTGGATGGCGTCCTTCACTTTGGCCAGGCCAAAGCCGGCCGCCAGGCCACCGGCAATCCCGACCGGCAGGCCGAACTTGCCGGCGATGCCACCCGCGCTCTTGCCAATGTCGGTAAGGTACTTGCGTGCGGCACGAGCTGGGGCCTCGACGGACTTCAGGGCACTGACCAGGCTCTCGGCGTTGGCCGACAGGATGGCCTTCAGTTCAAAGCGGTCGGACATGAGTGCAGTCGCTATTCAGGGTTAAGGCCAGGATTGATACGTTGGGCAATGCGTTCGGCCTGGGTGTTCCACAGATCGAATTCATCGAGCGTGAGACTCAGGACGTCGCGCGGGGATGTTTTGAAGAACCAGGCAAGTTCGAAGACGCGCTCGGTGAATTGCTCGTCACTACCCCGGCCTCCACCATCCCCGCCTCCATATCTCGCCCTTCCCCGAAAAAACCCAGCACCGCCTGGGTCGCGCGACCAAAGTCAGCCAGCGACAAGGCCTTCACGCTGGACAGTGGAATGGCGGCCAGGCGTGCCACATAGTTGGCCACCACGTTCATGCGGATATCGATCGCGGGTTCCTCCGTGCCATTGCCAGGCAAAAGCCGCATGGGCTGGCCCAGTTCGATCAGATCGGCGGTGGTGGGCTGGCGCAGACAGAGGCGGTCGATTTCCTCGCCGTGGGCGCTCACCGGCCTGGTCAGCGTGATGGTCAGCGTTTGGGCCAGTTCATCGTGTTTCATTGTTGTGCTCATTGGCGTACTCATTGGCGTACTCATTGGTTATTACTCCATTGCCCCTGGCTGCCGGAGAACTCGACCTCAATCGTGCCCTCGACCGGCTTGACCTTGGGCTCGCCCCGGACGAAAGCGTTGGACAGCGTGTAGACCACGCCGTTGGCCAGTTCTGCGGTGACCGTGAGCGTCGTATTGGTGCGCAAGGTGTTCACCGGAAAATCCGGGGTGAACAACGCCACGACCTTGACGTAAGGCTCAAGCGCCGTTTCCTTGTAACCAGCGGGGCCAGACAGTCCCATGACGGCCTCGCGCTTGTACTCAGTCAGGGGGATTTCAATGTCTCCCGAGATCTCGAATTGGGCGCCGTCGACCTTCACAAAACAGATGCCGGCAATGCGTTGTGCCATGGTGTTGTCTCCTTATGCGTCGATTTATGCGACGACTTGAGAGGCCGGGTATTGCAGGCGGAACTGATTCAGCACGGCAAACACACGGAGTTGATTAACGTAATCGGGCGGGAACAGCACGTTGACCCGGTTCGGGTCGGTGGTGTCGCGCTCGACAATGAGGTATTGCTTGAAGGTGTCGAGGTTCTCGACGATGCCCAGGTATTCCATCTCGCCGTACACGGCGCACAGTTCGCCCTTGATCACGCTGGGTGTGACGATGGCCTGGCCCGCTGCGAAGCGCGTGCCGTCATCGGCCAGCTTGTGGCGCGGATATTTGGAGGTGATGACGCTCTTGAGCGCACGCAGCACATAGGCCGAGGTGTGCAGGGTTTCCGAATCCAGGTAACTGGTGTCCGGCGCACCGAAGGCGTTTTGTTGATAGGTCGTGATGGCACGCTCGACACACAACTGGCCGCCGCCCACAAAGCTCGTGGCAATGCCAAAGCTGAGCAGCGCTTGGCGGTCTTCAAACAGGAACCGGTTTCCCACGCGCGGCGGGAGCAGTCCCACAAGCGGCGTGGTCTGCGTCGGGCGCGCCGGATCGGCCGCGATGTCCACGGCGTTGGCACCCCCGTAGGCTGCGGCATATTCCCAGCATGGGTTGGGGCAATCGGTGTCGATGGCAGCGACCGTGTGATGCTGGTCATTGAGCGTCATGCCAAACGCCACCAGATTGGAGAGGATGCCGCGCAGCGCCGTGTAGCAGTGACCATAGATCTGCTTGGCATAGGACCAGCGTCCGGTCACGTCGTTGAGTTCAAGCTGCAAGTCGTTCAGCGCCTGTGCCTGGGCATACGGGTGGATGATGAAATCGTAGGGATCGTCTCCCATGCCCAGGATGGCGGTGGCCGCCAGCGAAGGATCGGTCGAGCCACCAGACAACGTCGGGCCGGAATAGGACAGACTCACCCCAGCAGGCACGCTTTCGCCGGCACTCCAGCCCAGGAAGGAATCGAGGATCGTGATGTCGTTGGCGGTCTGTCCGCTCCACTTGCTGGTGAGCGTGACCACGGCCGAACCTTCCGAAACGGCGGCCGTGGCATACGCGAAGTAGCCGTACTCACCGGTGGAAGCCGTCACCGGCAGGTCTAAGGCGGCATTGATGCTGCTGACCATGTTGGCCGCAATGTTGTAGGGACTGTCGCCCAACTGGACACCGACGTTCACGCGCTGACCGGCGATGTACAGCGCGATGGCGCCAGCGGCATTGGCGTAGCCGTTGATCACGATCGTGGCCGAGGCCTGAGAGGCTGCCGGGTCGTCAAGTACTGGGATGCACCACAGGTTGCAGGAGCCGGCATCCTGCAGCCGATAGCTGGCCACCATGCGCGCCAGCATCGAGCCCTGACCGAACAGGATCAGCGCCGACTTCGGATCGGTAACCAGCAGCGCCTTGTTGGGTGTAGCTGTTCCCCAGGGAAACATCTGACCAATCAACAGCGCGTTGAGCGCCTGGCCACCCATATTGGCTTGACTGTTGTCCATCTCCGCATAAAACAGCGGCACGCGCAGGTTGGACGGGATGTGCTGGAACGAGACGCCACTCATGCTGCACTCCCGGTCGGTGTTGATGGATTAGCGCCAGTTCCGCTGGAAGTCGGTGCACTGACTGGTGCTGCTGGTATTGCTACGGTTGGTGACGGGCTGGCCGTTGCCGACGCGGTTGCTGCAGGCGTTGGCGCCAGGGTGCTACTGGCGACCGGTGCGGTCTGACTCAGCGTGACGTCGCCATCGCGCACGCGTCGGTGCCAGTACTGGGTGACTTGGCCGATGTTCTGACCGGCGGGACCAAGCAGCTTGCGCGAGCCGGGAATGGGCACTGTGCGGCCCGGTTTGGGAATGGCGAACATGAACGCTTCTCCGATGAAAGAAATGCAAAAAGCCCGCAACGGCCTCAGTTGAAACTGGGTCGGGCGGGCGCTGATAAAACTGAGAACTTGATCTGTTGCGGCTTACGGGACCGCGAGTTGGAACTCCACGCGGCCGTCGGGGCCATGGGTGCGTGGCGAATTTGCCGTCGCCATCACGGTCGATGCATTGAAATCAACCACTGGATTGGGCGGATAGGTGCCGCTGGGATCAAACACCGGCGTGACCACATCGACCTCGACATTGAGGGCTGATCCGGGCAACCAGTTGCTGCTGGCATCCTGTGCGCCGAACTCCGGCAATGCGGCCAAGCCACCGGCTTCCCACCCGTCCGATGCGCCAATCCACATTTGTGCCCCGAATTCAAACTGGTACCACAGGCGCGCGCGATCGAGCGACAGCAGGCTGCCGCCCTCATAAAAGATGCCGTTGTAAAAAGTTGCCGGATTGACGGTGTTCACAGGCCCCGGTATCCAGCCCAGCAGCGCGGACCAGATTTCGGCGCGAATCGCATGCACGCCCGCAGAGGCGTTTTGGCCTTTTTCGTCGGTACGGTTGTCAAGAGCAACGATCACGCCAAAGCTGTCCGTCATTTCCTGACCCACCGCATTGACGGCCTTGGGTGGATCGGGTCGATCGTCGATCGGAATGACAAAGGCGCACGGTACCGGCAAAGCTGCTGCTTCCTGCACCGGCTTGAATTCCGCTGCGCCGGCCACCCGACCAGCCAGTGACGGGCACAGCGCGCGTAACTGAGCGATGATGCGTTCAAGTTGCATGCGAATCTTCCAACTTAGCGGGGCACCAGCGCGTGGCGCAGGGCATCGCGCACCTGGTCGCGCACTTCACTGGCTCGGTTGGCCAGCGCCACGGTCATGAAATTGCCGCGTGCTGCGATATTGCGTTTGGTTGAGCCGTAAAACAGCACGGCCGGATAGTAAAAACTGCCGGCAATGGCGCGCACCCCGACTCTGATCCAGCCTCCTTTGGAGCCTTTGCCGGTCACACCGATGGCGCGGCGCATGGCACCACTCTGCTCGCCCGGAAATTCACCAGGCTGCGACACAACGCGGCGAGACACCAGCGTGCGCGCTTCCTTGCGCACCGACGCTGCCCCCTTGACCAGTGCACGGCGCATTTGCCTGCGGTCGTAGTCGATGATGCTGTGATATTCCAGACCGACATGCAAGGCAATGCCGGCGGTCTTGCTGCTGCTTGTTTGGTGGTCCATTGGTTCCTCTCAGACACCCAGTTCGGGTACGTACACATCGGTCGCTGCGTCTGTCGTTGCGCCGGTCGTTGGTGAGGCAAAGTCAGTCGCGGCCGGATCGATGGCGCCGAGATCCTTGGCCGTGATGCGGACATACCGGTTGGCATCCTGAAAATTCTGCGCATCAATGATGCGAAAGCGTCGGCCGCGATATTCAACGACGCGGTTTTGCGCGTAATACTCGGCCGGCATCGAAAAACTGAAACGCACCCAGAAGAAGTGGGTCGGCTCCTCGACGGTGGCCATGGCCATGCGTGAGGCGATGCCACGAATGGGTTCCACTTTGGCCCAAAGCGTGATCCCGGCATCAAACGTCTGATCGACGCCGAAGCCGGTATTGGGCACATCCAGCCAAAGACGAACGAGGATGCGCCGGTTCAACTCCCCGGTGTCGGGCAGCGTCAGGGCTTCGCTCATAGGAGTGCAATCCGGTAAGGATCGAGCAGCCCATCAACAAAGGGCAGCTTGTCCATGCGCCCGCGCGCGAAGGCGACTTCGCTGCGTTGGTTGTAAAGGCTGTCCACCCGCAACTTGATCCAGTGCTTGATGCCCGCCGGCACCATGCTCGAGTCACCATAACCCGCCTGGAACTGCACCGTGACGGCGCCGATTTGCGGCAGGGTCGGCTGCCAGATCTGACCAAAGATCGGCGTGATCCGCGTCAGGTCATCTGTTGAGGTCACCACGTAGTCCTCGGGCGGCATGGTGATGACATCAAAATTCATGTCCTGGTAGATGATCGAAGCCACCGACTGCACCGGTCCCTTGGGGATGAGGATGGCGTGCGCCGGGATGGAATACGGCAAACCCGCCGGCACGCCGGTGAGGCTCGGCCCGGGAAAGGCATCGAGCACCAGATTCCATGTGGCGGTGAGCAGCTGACGGTTGGTCAGGGTCTCCGCCATTTGCCGTGCACTGCTGATGAGCGCAAGAATCAGCGTGTCGTCATCAGGAATGTCGACACGCAGGTGCAGCTTCACCTCGGCCAAAGACACCGGCTCGGCAATACCTGTGTAGGCATCGACGGCCGGTGGTGTTATCAGCTGAAAAGGCATCAGCCCTGCGCCGGAGCCTGTGCGGCAGTGGTCGTGCTGGTCGCTGCGCTCGCTGCACTGGTGGCGTCAGTAGTGACAACAGGCGCTACCGGTTCGGTTGCCGGGGTCGCGGCTGCAGCAGTAGATGCGACTGGCGTATCGGACGTAGCGTCTTGCGCAGTTACGGCCGGCGCCACAGTGGGTGCCGCAACAGGTGCAGAGACAGGCGCAGCATTGTCAGCGGCAGGCACCGGATCAGCGGGTGCAGTCGTGGCAGCAGGCTGTGTCGAATCAGCCGTCTGCACTGCGGCTACAGGAGGTACGACCGACGAAGTGTCTGCCGGTTGCGGCGTTGCGACCGGTGCCGTCGAGGCAGCAGGCGATGCCGTCTCGGTAACGGGAGCGACAGGTGCAGCAGTCACATCAGCAGGTGCAGCAGCTGAATCAGTCGGGCTGGTAAGCGGCGCCACATCGGTTGATGCCTGCGCGGCACTGTCCACCGCCGTGGCCGCAACTGCTGGCGCAGGGTTGGCCGTCGATTCGGTCGTGGTGGCAGCCACTGGAGCAGCCGTGGCCGGTGCATCGGTGTCAGTCGTGGCCGTGGCATTCGCAGCCGATGCGGCGTCGCTGTCAGACGACACGTCGGCACTGGCGACATCAACGACGAGGAATTCGGCGTGCCCGGCCTCGACATGAGAGCGGGTCTCGTCATTAGCCGGATAGCTCTGGCCTTTGGCGTACTTGACGGATTGCAGGCCCGCGCCGTTGATGTGGAAGAAATCGATGAGATAGCGAATTACGTTCATGGCAAAGCTCCTGGTTGAAAAAACAGAAAAAATAGAAAAGAGGGATCGTTGGTCCGGCTAGTCAGCCAGTGATCTGGGCGACAGAGGCCGCATTGAGCGAGCTGGCCGGCTCGAAGCGTGCGTTGATGCCCAGGAGTAGCCCAGCGAACAGGCCGGCGACGGACAGCGTGGCCTGCAACTGAACGAATGCGAAGCCGTTATTGGTGTCGAGCTCATCGACGGAACAGTCGATCAGCGCCTGGACATTGGCGGCATTGGGCGGTGCGATCGGGGTGATCGCCTTGGCCAGACCGTTGACGCCGACGATAGGCTTGGCACTGGTGCCATTGATGTCCAGCGCCTGCATCAGTTGCGCGTTGACGATGCCGGCTGCGTTGGCGCCGGTGTCGATCAGCGCCAGCAGCCGATGGAAATTGCCGACTGGAATCCAGGCGGTTTGCCCGGCGGTAGCGTTCTGCGGTCCGGTGCGCCCCAGAATGGCGAACTGCTCCGAACCCTTGGTGTTGGGAAAGCCCATGGGATGTCCTTAAGTGAAGTGAAAGGGAAATCAGCGATCAGCGCGCGCCGAGCTGAACAAAGGGCGACAGCGTCGTGGCGCCCTTGGCGGGAGCCACGGCCTGCGCGATCTTGCTTTGCCCGTCCATGCGGAAAGTAGTGCGAAACGCCACCGCATCGGCATCGAAATACAGATGCATGCTGGTGGCGGTCTGCAAGCCAGCGGCCTTGGTGATGGTCTGGTAGTACTGCAGATCCACCAGCAGCACGTCACCCTGGCTGGAGAACGCTGCCGGATGCTGCGAGAAGATCACTGGCAGGCCCAAGAGCGTGTTGCGCTGCACTTGCGCGAGCGACCCGCCCAGGTTGACCTGGTAGCCAATCGGCATAAATGCCGGCATGCCATTCCAGGTGATGCCGTAAAGCGCGGCTTGCACCGACTTGTTCATGATCCACACGCCCTTGTTCTCCGAGCCGGGCATGAGGCGGGACTGCATGTTGAGCAGGTTCGTGAGTGACAGCGTCTGCGTCGCCTGACCCGCGTCCTTCGCCACCGTGATCACGGCGTTGGACTGGAAGGCACCCAGCGGCACACCGTCACCCTGGCCGTTGAGGATGGCTTCGTTGGTTTTCCAGCGGATGCGCTCGGCGATCTGCTTGGGCAAGTACGAGGTCAGTGCATTGGTGTCTTCCAACAATTCCGAGGTAATCGGCACCAACGCCATCAGTTTTTTGAGGCGCAAGGTGGTGAGACCCAATTGCGGCTTGGTGGCTTGCGCGACCGATGCTTCACCCTGCCAGTAGGCACGCACGCCGTTGCTGCCCCACGGTGTGGTTTCGTCCTTGGGGAAGGACATGCTGTTGCCGGAGATTTCGACGTTGTCGGTCATCGGCAGCAGACCGTCTTCGCCCAGAGACAGCGTAAAGATCTCTTGTGCAAACTGCGGTGGCACGGCAAAGCCACCATCCACGCCATCGGATTCATTGGCCACCAGGCCAGGTGCCACGGCATTCCTGCCCGAGCCGATAAGCAGCCGTTCATCGACCATGCCACCCGCACGGCGGGCCACTTCAGCCTGGCGCACGGATTTGAGGAATTCGCCCATGCTGGCAAAGCCACGGCGGGTATCGAGTTCGCGGTTGTCACTCACCGTGATGATGCCGGCACCGAAACCATTGCCCGTCGGCAAGGCTACTTGGTTGCCTGATGCAGGCATGACAGGGTTGGCCGACATGGAGGCGGCGACACTGGCCGAGCGCGCTTCTTCGGCAATCAGCGTCATCTCCCGGTCGATGGCTGCCGAGGCAGCTTCGATCTGGGCGCGAAGGGTGTCGAAACGTGTGGCTTCATCGGCCGTGGGATCACGGTTTTCGCCAGCGGCGACATCGGTCAGGGTGCGAGCATCCTTGACCAGATTCGCCTTCTTGGCCTGTAGCTCACGGAGGTGTTTGCTCATTGCGGGTTCTCCAAAGTAAAAAACCCGCTCAAGGCGGGTATAAAAAAAGCCACCGAGGAAATCCTGGGCGGCTGTCTGCGAGGCCTGCAGGTGCAGGCATAAATTCAAATCAGTTCAAATCAGTGCAAGCGCATTTCTCGCCTGAGAAAGTCGCGATGTGGCACGGCTTTGCGCTCGGCCACGCTTTTGCATCATCGAAATCAGGTCGTCGAAGGTGCTGATGCCGTCGACCATCTTTTGTCCCACTGCGGTGTCGGCACCGAGCACGCGGCCCTGACCGAGCCCGTCGCGCACGCTGGCCACCGGCAGACCACGCCCTTTGGCGACGGCCTTGGTGAAGGCACCGTAATAGTCATCGACACGCGACTGCATGAAGCCGCGCGCCTCGTCGTTCAAGGGCTCGTAGGGATTGCCCTCGACCTTGTATTTGCCGGCCGAAATCAGCGTGGGGGTCACACCCTCAGCGGCAATCGCCTGCGAGTAATCGAAATGGGCCTGCCAGACGCCGATGGAGCCCACCTCACCACCCGGGGTGACGTAGAACTCGCCGGCAGCGCAGCCGATCCAGTACGCAGCACTTGCGGCCAGGCTGTTGGCAATCGCCACCACGGGTTTGCTGGCACGCGCCGACTGGATCTGATCAGCCAGTTCGGCTACGCCGTAGACGCTGCCACCGGGACTGTCGATGTCGATCAGGATTTGACCCACCGAGTCGTCAGCCAACGCCTGGCGCAGCGCGGCACCAAACATCTGTGTGCTGGTCACGCCAGGGCCGGACACGTCGTCGACCATATTGGCGCGCTGGGTGACGATGCCGTACAGCGGCAGTACCGCAATGCCGGCACCGCCAGTAGATTGCGTCATCTGACGTTTGATTTGGCGGGCTTCGCGGTCTGCCATGACCTGAGTCAGAACGTCGTCGCCAGCAGGCTGGCCTCTATTCCATCGTCCCAATACGGCCGTCAGTGCATTCAGGCGTTCCGGCATCAATGCCCAGGGCGTCGCCAGAAACTCGGCCATCAGCAGTTCACCCTTCATGTCATGCCTCATCGTCGTCATCTTCCGTGTTGATCTTGTTGGGCTCGGCGTTGTCGTCGTCAGGCGGCGGTGCCTTGGCCGGTTGCTGATTGGTGCCGGTCATCCCCATGTTGAGCGCCACCAGTGGCTCATCCAAGCCTGGCAGCGGTGTGTAGTTTTCTGCGATACGCACTTCGTTTCTGGTTAGCGCACCCATGCTGACCATGGCCGAGTAGTACGTGGCGCGGCTGTTGGCGTCCCCTCGCATGAGCGCTGCAAAGTCAAAT